ACCGGCAGATTCTGCCGGTCGGGAATGTCGCAATCTGCCGGTCGGGAATCCGCTCCACCGGCAGATTCTGCCGGTCGGGAATCCACGTTTTCCGCCTGGCCCCCGCCCAACTTTTCCGCGATTTTTTCGTCCAGATGCAGCCTGTAAACGCAGGTCTTCCGGTCCACACCAATGTTCCGGTACTCCATGGTCAAAAACCCGTGCGCCTGCAAGCGCCGCAGGTTGTCACGCACCGCCCGCTCGCTCATCGAACACAGCCGCGCCAGGCTCCCCTGCCCGGGCCAGCACACCCCCTCGTCGTTCGCATGGTCCGCCAACTTCAGCAACAGCAGCTTCTCCCCGATGGACAGATCCAGCTTCCAGGCTTTGCTCATCAACTCGATACTCATGATCAATCCTCAGGGTCAGAAAAACCGCGCGGAAAATGGGGGCCGGCCGGCGAGCCACGAGTCGCGCGCGCGGCCCGCTTCTCCTCCCTCGCCTGGCGTGAAGGAATCGGGCCATAGCCCTTGTTCTCAAAGCGGGTAAACTCGTTCAGGAAGGTCAAAAACACCGTCCCGGTGGGCCCGTTGCGCTGTTTGCCGATGATGATTTCGGCAATGCCCTTGTCCAGGCTGTCCTCGTTGTAGACCTCATCCCGATAGATAAAGAGGATCAGGTCCGCATCCTGCTCAATGCCGCCGCTCTCCCGCAGATCCGACATAATCGGCCGCTTGTTAGGACGGCTTTCCAGGGATCGGTTCAACTGGGAAAGCGCGATCAACGGAACATGCAGTTCCTTCGCCAGTCCCTTCAGCGAGCGGGAAATCTCCGCCACCTCCTGGGCCCGGTTGTCCGACTCTCCGCCGCCGCGCATCAACTGGAGGTAATCCACCACCAGCAAATCCAGGCCGCCCACTTCCCGGTGCAAACGGCGGGCCTGGGCCTTCAGCTCATTCACCGTCATGTCGCCATGCTCGTTGAGCCATATTGGCAGACTGCGCACCTTAGACGCCCCGGAGACCAGCTTCTCCCACTCATCCCCGTTCAGCCGGCCGATCTTCACCCGATGCTGGTTCAGCCGGGCCACCCCGGACAGCAGCCGATACATCAGTTGCCCATTGGTCATCTCCAGGGAAAAAAAGCCCACCTTGCGCCCCGCCGCCGCCGCGTTTTCCGCGCAGCAAAGGGCCATCGCGGTCTTGCCCATCGAAGGCCGGGCCGCCAGGATCACCAGGTCTCCGGGCTGCAACCCGGTTGTCATCTTGTCCAGATCCTCGAACCCCGTCGCCAGTCCGGTCACATCCCCCGCGTTCTTACGCTGGGAAAGCTCATCGATGTGCAACAGCGTCGGGTCCACCAGGGCGCCCACGTGGGTGAACTCCGCCTCCTGGCGCAAGGCCCCTTCCGACAACACCATGATCTTACCCTGGGCCTGATCCAGCAGCTCCCGGGCACTGCGACCGGCACGCAAATGCGTGGCCGCGTCCACCGTTTCACGGCCAAAACTCGCCAGCCGGCGCAGCAAAGCATTATCACGGACGATCTCCGCATATCGGCGGATGTTCGCCGACGATGGCGTGTTCTGCGCCAGGGCAGCCAGATAAGCCAATCCATCCGCCTCGTCCAGCGTGCCCTCAGACTCCAAACGCTCCGCCACCGTCACCACATCCGCCGGCTTCCCAGCCTGGATCTGGGCCAATGTCGCCCGAAAAATCAGCCGGTGCGACTTCGTCCAGAAATCCCGCTCGGAAAGTGTCGCCACCGCGTCAAACGCCCCGTTATCCAACAGCAGCGAACCCAGCACGCTCTGCTCGGCCGCGTGGAGTTGATTGGAATCGTGTTCCTCCATCGCCGCCTCAAACCTTTACCAACGACGACTGATACCCCCGCCACGGACGATCCGACTTCGGCTCCCGATAGGGTTTCCAGTCCATGCCAAATGACACGCGGCGATGACCAGGCCCGAGCGTCTTCTCCTTCACCCCGCCCGGCAACTCAGGCGTCAATGGCGTCGGCTTCATCATCGGCTTTGGCCCATCGTTTCGGGCGTACACGTTGACCGCGAAGTTCTCGCCGGGGCGGTGCCGCGTAGTCATCACCACCACATCCCCACGCTGGCACAAATACGACAGCGCCCGCGCCACCGACTTCACGCCCGGCTCGAACCCGATCACCTGCGTCATGAACGCCACCGCATCGGCACAGGTGAAGCGCCGCGCCTTCGACATCGACCCCACAACCTCAGCCAACAAATTCGCCAGGCCAGGACACTTCCTTCCCGTATTCCTTGCCATCACGCCACCCCATACGGAAGCCGCTCTTCCAGGCGCCGAATGCGCTGCCCGGCACGGCGATTGATGAACGCCCTGGCCGCCTTGGCCTGGGCCTGGATTTCCAGCACCGCCTCGGATGCCGACGCCTCCCCGCGGCGGTGCACCTTGGCGCGGGCCAGGTCGAATGCGTGGCGGATCACCTTGCCGACTCCCGGGCACGCATCATGTCCAGCTCGCGCATGGCCTTCGTCAAGGTCGCCGACGCTGTCTCGATGGCACCCAGCAAACGGGTCTCCGCATCCTCGCGGGACACCGGCGTCGGCCGGGTATAGCCCAACTCGTCCGCCAGGAAGTTCATGGCCGAATGCACTCCGGCCTGTCTGCCCAGCCGCATCAGCAACAGAATTTGCTCCAAGGAAAGCTTCTCGCGCCGATCCGCGTCCAGGTGATCCCGCAGCTTGTTCCCCGCCGCATCGGGCCGGATTTCCATCTCAGGCCACAACAGCACGCCCACCTTTTTATGGCCGCCGCATGCCTTCACCACATCCTGCAATGCCTCGCGCCAGGTCTCATTGATCAACTGCATCTGCATTCGGCCTCCTTTTCCGTGCCCGTCCGTATTTCACGGACAGACACGGACAGACATTTTTGGAGCAAAAAAATAGGCTGAAGTCATGAAGACGCCAGCCAACGATCAGGAACAGAAGCCCCGGGCCGAAGCCCGGGGAGCCCATGCGGCATGGAGAGTAGTGAAGGAGCTTGAGTCCCGGCTTAACCCGGCCGGGGCGGGTGCGAAGAAAAAAGCCGCCCCGGGTAACACACGGGACGGCGAAAAGCGCGCGGTGCGCGCGCTCAGGGAGGTCAGGGCGACCCAACGTCCTAGCCTGGAGATTTCCAGGCAAGCCTCGCCAGGGAGACGATTCGGCGCGTGGGGTCTGGGTAGGGCGCCCGCCACGGCCCAGGGTTTGCTTGACCGGACACCCCGTGGACGGGAAGGCCGGGCGGGCATTGAAATGGATGCGTGGGCCGGACTCGAACCGGCGACCTCCGGGTTATGGGCCCGGCGAGCTGACCGCTGCTCCACCACGCGATGGGTCATCAGGCGGCCTCGCGCTGTTCGAGGGAGGTATCGGGGCCGTCTTTGGCGCAGGTGCAGCGCAAGACGGACCAGTCCACATCGGGGCGAAGATCCTCGCACTTCACCTGGCCAGCGGTGGCGCGTTCGATGGCGGGGCAGTACTCGGCGGGGATGTTGCCCCGTCGCTGCCAGTTATTCACCACTTGCGGTACCACGCCGATGGCTTTTGCCAAAGCCGCCTGGGTACCGAAGATTTTGTATGCGCGAAGTAGGTGATCCATAGCCCCATTATCAACACGTGGGGAATGTTAGTCAACAGGTGGTGTTTGTGCGTATAAACACAAGTATTCCACGCATTTTGATCTCCTGATCTGACCCGCCCACATGGGCGTGGTGTCATTCTGCCAGAAAATCCCCACGTGTTGACATGACAAAGCAACACGTGTTTAATCTATCCCAACACCAGGCAAAACCCCCGAGCGGGGCACGGCCCTGAGTAGCTGGAATCCCGGCAGCAGCACACGCCGGGGCGCGGAACGGCCCACGGGCACGCAGCACGCAGCGAAAGGATCAGGCCCACCACCTGGCGAAGCAGGCCCGGCACCGTGCCGGGCGGAGATGGGAGCGGAAAATGATCGAGTGGAAAGAAACTGAAATCGACGGTAGCCCGGCGGCCGAAGCGGATCACAACGGCGTCCACATCCACATCAGCCAATACGGCCCGCAATCGAGAAGCGCGGGGAAGTGGTATTGGTCCGCGATCAGTGGCCGGACGCACACCAGTGACATCGCCGAGACCAGGTCGGACGCGGTCGCCCTCACCGAAACCCTCGCCACCGGCGGCGAATCTCTGGTGCGCAAACACGAGGGATTGCGGCTGTTGGCGGAAATCAACCGGCTCACCCGGGCGCTCACCCAGCTCAACCTGGAACCCTCAATCGCCGTAGACATCCTGCCTGGCTACAAGGTCGGGCGGCAGGCCGGCTACGACGCCGCCCGGCGCGAAATCGCCCAGGCCATTGGCATGAAGCTATCGGCGGAGTGACCGAATGACCTGGATTGACTACATCAAGACGCGCATCAGGATGACCGCGCGCATGAAAACCGCCCTGCGCTGTTCCTGGCGCATGGCCTGGGAAAAGACCGCTTTTCTCAAGCGGGGCCTGTGATGAAGCACATTCCCGTCGCGCAGCTCGACGCACTGGCCCAGCCCATCCCGTTCCACCACCTGATTCCCCTGGCGAACCTGGACCAGCGCATCAAGGTGGAACAGATCGCCGACCCGGACCAGTTGGAGCAGGCCCTTAAGCGCCGCGTGCTGGCCCGGCTGCATCGCGGCGAGCTGTGCATGATCCCCGCGTGGCAGGCCAGCGCCTACGGCACCCCCAAGGCGCTGGACGGCCTGACCGATCCGCCTGCCCACCACATCGACGGCGTGGAAATGCTCGACGTCCCCGCCTTCCTGCGCCGCCATGCCGACTGACATGCCCCGCGACATCCTGATCGAGCCCACCCAGGACGAACTACGCGCCGCCTATGCGTGCACCGACCTCATGGACTGCGGCATCACATTCGACCACGCCGCCCGGGTCGGACAGGCCCTGGGCGTAGCCCTGCGCCGCCTCGCCCTGATCCTCCGGCGGCGCCGGGCCCGTCAGGCCAATGCCGCCGCCATTCAATACCAGACCCAGGAGACGCCATGAACGCGCTTTTCCCCGTCTACACCATCCTCCCGGCCAAAACACGCCTCACCGACGCTGTGGCCCTGGCCAACACCGCCGGCGTGGGCATCTGGCTCACACCGGGCGGAAAGCACGTGTTGGCGCCCGAAGGCCGGCCGGGCTGGCGCCGCCTCAACATCCGCACCCGGGAGACCACGCCATGCGCCGCCTGACGCATCGAAGATTCAGGTTCCTGGCCTGGTCCGGCGTCGCGCTCTACCTGGCGCTGGTCTGGGGCGCGGTGATTTACGCGCTGTGGACGCTGTGGAGAGCGGCATGAGCGGAGGCCAAGGCGTCAACATGGAGCTAACCGGCGCGAAGCCGGAAAGCGAAGCGTCCGGTTCAGCGCAGGGTTAGGGCACGGAGGGAAAACATGCGATTGGTTTTGCTGAAGGCGAAGACGGCGCACGGAAAGAACAGGCTGCACGAAGCGGCGATTGCGATGCCGGAATGGCCTGGCGAGTGGGAGGTACTCGAAGAGCGCGAACTTGTACCGGCATTCACTGGGCGCGGGCCGTTCCTGTTCGTGGCGCCGGTTGCGGCAGAACCGCGCAGCCGAGACAGGTTCTCTCGGTGGGTCGCCGCGCACAATGACAAGCATTTTGACGTGTGCCCTAACGCAGAGTTGAGCGGCCCGAGGCCGCTTGCGGCCGAAGGGTCGCGCTCGAACGCCGGGTTAGGCAACGGAGGGAACGATGGACAGTAAGCGACTGAATCTGTTGGAGCGGGCCTACTCGGCAGAGGTAACCGCTGCGCTCGCCGGACACGGGCTGCACATGATGCAGACGAAGGCCGCGCTGGCGGAAACGATGGTTGAAGAAGGCTACCTTGCTAAGTGCAAGGTGACGGTATCGGGCGCGACCGTCGAGGGCTACGAACTGACGCATGTCGGTAGGATGGCCTACTGCATGGAGTGCGAAGACGAGTTGCCTAACGATCGAATTCAGCCGCCTGCCTCGGCGGGTCGGCTGGAATGAGGGGTTGTGCTTCACCCATCCGAAGCGCGCAGAACTAGGAGAGCAAAGATGCCTTGCAACATGTACGACGGCGACACCAGTGGCGATTTTGCGCAGTCTACCGCCAACCAGGCGCAGGCCGATGTTCGCGCGCTCACGCGCCGCGTGGCTGAACTGGAGCAGGCCATGTGCGGCTTGTGCCAGATGCTGGAGCGCGCGGGCTTGCAGCCCGAACTGACCGACAAGCACCCGCAGCTCCAGGCGTGGTTTGACGCGCACAAGGCGCGACCAGGATGCGATGCCGGCCGATAACCGCGTGAAGCACAAC